CGACCCCGCCACGGCCCGCAACGGTGGGCGCTAACGCGGTCGACTGGTCCCTACCATAGGAGGCGGTGACGGGGCTGTCGGCGCGCCGAACCCGATCGGTTACCTCCTGGTAGGAGCCGTCTTTTTGCCAATCAACTTCGACTTTCATCGGGATTTGATCACTTCAAGTTGGCCGCGGCGGTTCATATCCACCAACGTTCTCCGCAGGTCATCTTGGGAGCCCACATAGTTGGGGGCGTTGACGGTGATATAGGTGTTGCCTGCGCCTACCCTGTTTGCTGGAGTGACCAGTTCCCGGCCTGCTTCGCCGAATCCATAGAGCCGCCCAGATCGACCGACACCCATGATGGGTTCGTTGATCCAGCCGCCGTTCCGGTACCACTCGACGTGGACGTGGTTGGTGTGCGCCTGGCTGGCTGTGGCGTTGGGCCCGTAGCGGGTGTAGGGCCGCCACCCTTCCCTGGCGCGTTGACGCGACCATATCCGCCTGTTCCAGATGACCAGATCCGCGACGGTCCGGCCCATAGCGGCAATAAGATTGCCCTGAGCTTTGGAATGGATCATAAAGTCCCAAGCTCGGTTCGCCCCGTGCGCGCCGTGGCCTGGATAAGTGCCGGCACCAATATGAAACCTTCGCGCGATGAGCGCCTTGAAGGCCGCAATGCCGCCAGGTATTTTGCCGCCAACCCATTTCGCGGGACCCATCATAGAATCTTTGATTTTGCCAATAATGTCTTTGACGCTGTTGGCTCTGCTGTAGACGAAATCGCCGACACCCTTAAACCCGAACTTCAAGCCCTCGAGCAGGCCACCCATCAATGCCTTACCGGCAGGCACCAGCAGCTGGCGGTCAAAGCTGACAGGGCCCTTGTGAGCCTTAATCCACGACGAAATACCGCTGACCCACTTTTTGACCGCGTCGAACGCACGGTGCATTCCGTCATTCAACCCGCGGACGATGTTTCTGCCAGCAGTCATCAACCAGTCACGGGCGCCGCTGAACCTGTCAGTGATCGCACCCTTAACGCGGCCAGCTTGTGCCCTAGCCTGACGAACCAAATCCTGCATGCGGTCGATGAACCGGGTAACCATGTCGCGGGCTTTACGCACCACATTGTCTTTGGCCTGCTCAACCTCGCTGCCGATTTTCGCGGACAGCGACGACAGTGCACTCTTAGCCCTACCGGGGAGTTTGCTGATCCAGTCAACAACCCGGCCAACCCACCGCTTTACACCGTCAACAATTTCGCCGCTGTCCTTTTTGAACGAGGCGCCGGCCTCACCCCACATCTTTTTAACCCAGCGGACGAACCGGTTCTTCAGTTCGCCAGCCTGTGCCACGACCTTGTCTTTTAGTTCGCCTGTCTTGGCCACAACCCAGTTGGTCATGTGGTTCCATCCGTCTTGGATGGCGTTGCCGAGTTTCCTGATGTTCCGCGCTACAGCACGGGCCATGCCGCCGAGCGGGCCGCCCTGCTCTTTGCCCGTGGCGTCCTCGAACCTTGTGATTGCGTCGTGGGCCTGGCCTAGCGTCGTGGTGAGTTTGGCGAACCCTTCAATAACTTTGGGGAGTGTGTCGGCGATGTCTTGCAGGGTTCCGGCAATGTCCTTGTCGGCCAGACCTCTAATGGCCTCGCCCAAATCTTTGAGGGACCGCTTAAGATCCTTATCCTTGCCCAGCTTCTTGAAGAAGTCCTCAATTGCCGGGGCACCCTCTTTGACGAACCACTTGCCAATCGGCGCAAACGTTTTGTTGACCAGACCGCCGAAGGCTTCTTCAATGTTGCCGGCCGCAACCTTCGCTTTGTCAGCCCAGGTTGCCTGCGCTGCGGCCGACCCGCCGAATTCTTTACGCAGCTCCGCCAGAATGACCTTCTGCGCCTCCATGGTCTTGCCAGTTTTGACAAGGTGTGTGATCGTCTTTACTTGTTCTCCGTTGAACGTGACACCGACCCGCTTCAACGCGGTTATGCCTTTGATCGGATCGTTCAACGCTTTGCCGAGCTGGATCGCCGAGGTTTTCGTGTCCTGGCCGAGCGCCGCCGACATGTCGGTGATGACCTTTGTGGCCTCGGTGAAAATCTTGTTGCCTTTGCCGGCCTCGTTGCGGACGTTGGTGAACGTCAGGAGCATGTTCTCCCCAGACTTGATCACCTCATCGTCGATGCCGGTTTTCCGAGACAGCGCGTTCGCCAGGTCGTCAACACCTTTGGCTGAAATGTTGGCGGCGCCGCCGGTGGACTTGATGACTGCGTTCGTCTGCGCCGTGATTTTGGCGGACTCGCGGGCAGCCTCAGAGGCTTTCGACATGGCCACAACAAGGCCCGTACCCAACGCCAATGCGCCAGTCACCACGGACTTCATACCAGCTTTTACGCCGTTGAAAACACCCTTGGTTTTGTCTTCGGCGACGACGCGGATGCGGACTTCATTCGCCATTGTCCACACCTCCGCGGTATCGGTCGTAGATGTTGATTAGGCGCAACAGTTCAGCGTCTTCATTTTCTAGCTGTGAGGGGAGGCAGCCGAACCGTTCACACAACCCGACAATGGTTTCGGCGCGTATCAGCTCGCCGGGCTTGGGTCCTTCACCACGGTGCCAGGCTGCGAGTTGCTGTCCAAAGGGGACGCATCATCCACCGTCGTCATGACCTTCATCCACTGCGCAATACAGGTCATGACAAAGTCGGCGTCTTCGGACTCAATATATTCAAGGGTGGCCGGTATCGGTTGATCGTTTTCGTCGGTCATGTTCCACGACACCAACGCCTCAGCAAACGCAGAGAGGAGTTTGTCAATGGATGATGCCCGTTCCGCTGCGTCTTCGGCGTCGGGGTTCAAACTCATCAGGTGGGTGAGTTCGCGGATGGGGATGGAGCGGACCCGGATTTCTAGGCCTTCGTATTCTGGGTCGGCGAATTCCATGATGTAGGTGCGGCGTTCCCGCTTGTAACTCACGGAGTCATCCTACGCATTTCAGGTCATGCGGCGCAGATAACGTGCCCGAAACTCCGCATTCGCTACAGCCCCGGCCCGACGCTCCATCTTTGCGGTAGTTTCGCCGAAGGTGCGGTATCCCTTAAACGACGACTTAGCGTTCCGCCGGCTAGCGCCCTCTAACCAGGCCCCATAGGGTGAGCTGCTGGTAACCCCGGAGACACCCTTACCGAGTCGGCGGGTGCGCACCTGCGACTCATACCGGCCCGTTGAGGTTTTAAAGTTTTGGCGGAACCTGTTCTGTAGTTCTTGGTTTACGTCTTCGGCGTAGCCTTCGGCGAACTCGCGAATGAAATCGTTCAAGGCCCGTTCGGCTCTACCGTCGAACATGGGGCCGCTGGTTGTGACATGTTTACGGTTGATCATCATCAAACCCCTGAAGTTCTGGCGGCAAAGGTGGTGCTGGCAGCAAATTCTGCTCCACCACGTCAGGATTCAACCGGTAACTAACCAGTAGCCCCGCCGGATTCTCGTTCTGCTTCTCAATGGCCTCGGAATGCAATTCCCGTGCGGTGCAGTAGTGGCAGCGCTCAGGCGGGTTCGGCTGATACGCGTCAGCATGTTCCGGCTTCGTCGTCTCGTCCAGGGGCTGATTGCAGCCGGGACACAACCCAGCTTCATACTCCTCGAGCGCGAAGGCGAGTTCGCGGTCTTCTTCAGTCCATTCCGGGGTTTCGATGGCGCGGGTGATGCGGCCACCTATGTCGTACTCGTAAGTAACTACATGTCGTGCGCCCATGAACCTGGACGGCGAAATGCCCCACGCCCGCGCTGCTTTAACAACAGCACGCAGCGTGGGGTCATCTGCAAAATCCGCCAAGGCTAGGCAATAACTGCGCGCAGCTGAGGCTCCGCGTTGAGCCCTACCGGCACCGTAAACCGGGCCAGCGAGTTCCGCTCATACGGCGCCCTGGTGAACTGGCCGCACGTCACCGGATACACCTCCACCAACTGGCCGGTAGTCCATGCGGTGGTGCGCAGGACGCGGGCACGGATCACAATGTTGGTTTGGTAGCCGTACACAAGGGTGTTGTAGATCGTGTCAGTGCCGGACTGCCACTTGAACGTCAACCCCATGTCACCAAACGCCACAGTGCCAGGCAGACGAGTATCAAACGTCGAACCTAACGCAGCGTTATCCACCCAGTTCGTGGTCGACTCAAACCCGGCCAGGCCATCCTGGGTCAGGTTCATCTCATACGCCGTTCCCGCGTTAAGTTCAGTGGTGGTGGGAGCGGCAAGGTTCGCAATAGTCGGAACCGACCAAACCTTGATATAGCCATCAATAATGACGTCAGCCATTTACATCTTCCTTCTCATTCACGGCCGACGTCTCGGCCTCGGTTCCTTGGGAGGCTTTCGCTTCAGCCAACCTGGCTTGCTTATCAGCAACGGTGCCCGACTTTGATAGGCCGGCTTCCTCGAGCGCCTGATCAAGCGCCTTGCCCTTCAACTCTTCGGCATCTTGGGTGGCCTGCCGAGCTGCGAGCGCATCGGCGAACTCTTCAGAATCACTCGCTAGTTCGCCGTCAATGTCGGTGGCCTGCCAACTGCGGCCCTCAAACGACTCAACAACACCCGCATTGTCAGGCACCCTGTGCACACCCAAATCAGGGTGCGTCAACCATTTCCAAACAGTCATGTCACGCCCTAAAAATGGCGCAGGTAACCGAAGTTGTCTGCGAATGAGTAATGGTGATAAGCCCCGTCGACGTGCTCGCAAACGAAGGGGTTAGCCGCAGCCAACGTTCACCCGTTGTAATCGGAACCGCGAACGTCCGGTTAGTTGCAACCGAACCACCGGCAGTCAACCCGGCGTCCTGCACAGTGACGGTGTCAGAAGTGCCTGAGGCGTTCTTCACCACGAGGATGTATGAGCCGGATGAGTCAACCGGGACGGTGTCGGAGGCAGCTACCGCCCCATAAGTGGGTGTGGTCGGCGCATTAGGATCGCTCGACACAGATTGGACAGTAAGAAGCGCCATGACTCCCTCGAGACATAGATGGATGGTTGTAGAGTGCTCAGATAAGTCGCAGGTTGTGCTGCGGGGTGGGACGCGTTACTGGGTTAGATCGCCAGTCCGGAGAACAGAAGAGGATATTCGTCCTCGCGCCACACAGGCCCACCACGCAGGAGAGTCTGCGACCTAGCTCAGCTGTGCGTAAACCTGTACGCCCCACCGGACCAGCGAATGCCGGCCGTTCTCATCCGCTAACCGTTGGAACCTGTGCTCACCGGTCGGCTGCACCGAAACCATCGACACGCCCGCAGCAGCAATCCCGAGTGTGGGGCCTGATGGGTGGTCAAGGATGGCTTGCACCATCGCCTCATAATCGGTGAATGCTAGATTGTCGGCAGCTGTCTGATCGGCCCCCGACAGATCCGCAGCATTCGCTAGCGGCACAAAATAGGTCTCGCTCGAGGTGCCGCCCACACCACCCAACGAATCAAAATCGCGGGTAATCAAAACCTCTTCATCCGCAATAACAAACAGCCGTTCACCACTACCCGCAACGGAGCGAATGTCGCCGTTGATGGTTTGCGTATTCGGCAACGTTGCAGCACCCAAGCTGGCAAGGGCGGCTAAGACTGCTGGAACACTGCTCATTAGGCAGCAATAGGCGTAAGCGCGATAGTGAGCGTAGTCAGCGCGAACGTGTTACCCGATGCCCATGCCTGCGACGAACCCAACGCGGCGGACGCAAGGAAGTTGCCGGCAGATGTGGCGTCCCAAAAAGACACATGGGTGAGCGTTTCGGAGGTGCCGCCGTTAGTCCACGAACCCGACATCGAAGACATGGACTTAGAGCCAGCCGAAGCGGCAGACCATGTCACACTCTTACGGGTCGTGTCACCAGCAGCAGCAGCGGTAGCACCCGATGCGCCCGGATCAGCAGTGTGAAGCTTCACTGCGAATGTGGCAGGCGCAGTAAAGGCGGTGCCCGCCAGCATGTCGAGCCATTTGTTTGCGAGGTTCGCAGCCGACAGACCTACGGCCATCAGGACTCCTTATTTTGCTGGTTGAGCGCCTCAAGGAGCCGCTTCGCTTGTTCTTCGGTTAGTACGGTTTGGCCTTCAACGGGTTCGGTGGAGATGATGTTGCCGTCTTTGTCGCGGACTTCGCCTTCAGCTTTAATGACGAGTTCGTATTCCTGCGGCACTCGGTTTCTCCTTATCGTGGTGTGCCTATTAGTTCCGGCCCTGCACGTTGCCCGCCGCTGATGTTGACTCCTGCGCTTTGCCCACCTGTGATGTCTGCTGTGGTGCGTCTGCCGCCATATATGTAGCCGTCGCCGAGCAGTACTACTTCACCTATTGCGGTGATGGTTGCGGTGATGGTTCTTGTTGCAGTGCCGCCAGCTGTTAGGACGCCGGCCACGGTGATTGTGGCGGTTGTGGTGCGTGTCGCTGTGCTGCTGGTGGCGAGTAAACCGTTTGCGGTGATCGCTGTTGTGGCGGTAAGCGAAGGTGCTGCTTGCGGCTGGCCGTTGGTGGTGATTGCCGCAGTGGTGGTGCGGGTCGCCGATCCGGTGCCGGCGCCTACCGGTGTGATGGTGGCGGTTTCGGTGAGCGATGTGGTGCTGCTGGCCGACATGTTGCCGGCAGCTGTGATGCTGGCAGTTTCGGTAAGACTTGCTGTGCCACTTACCCGGCCGGCAGCTGTAATGGTCGCTGTTGCGGTCAGGCTCGCGGAGCCAGTAGCAGCCATGTTGCCGGCAACGGTGAACGTTGCCGTCTCGGTCAGGCTTGCGGTGCCAGTGATGTTGCCGGTAGCCGACGCCGTAATAACAACGGTTTCGGTGAGGCTCGCGGTGCCTTGCGCTGTCCCGTTAGCGGTGGTTGTTGCAGTGACGGTCAGGCTTGCAGTGCTGGATGTGGCAACCGTGCCGGCCGCCGTAATCGTTGCGGTTGCGGTAAGACTCGCAGCACCTTGCGCCGCGCCTACAGCGGTAATGGTGGCGGTTTCAGTAAGGCTGGCGGTGCCGCTTAACGCGCCACTCGAGGCGTTGATGGTTGCGGTCTCAGTGAGACTCGCCGCACCTTGCGCAGTGCCTGCAGCTGTAGTGGCAGCAGTGACAGTGAGACTGGCGGTGCTAGATGTTGCGACTACACCATTCGCAGTTATTGCCGCGGTTGCTGTGAGGCTAGCTGTGCCTTGCGCCTGCCCTGCCGTGGTGGTGGTTGCTGTTGCGGTGAGCGAGGCGGTGCCGTTGAAGGCACTGACCGCAGCAACTTCCTCGGTTTGGTACCACAGCACCATCGGGATCGCCGGTTGCCGCGGGAACGTCGTAACACTGACGCCTGGCCCGCGGCCAATGTCGCCGATGAACGGGTTGCCGATGATCTTCGGCTGCAACCGCAAAGGGTTGACGCTCGTATCGGCCGCGGCGCCAGTGGTACCACGGACTTCAACCGCTGCCGCAACGAACCTTGTTGTGCCACCAGTTGGCGCGCTGAGCCCTAAAGTCTTCGCGCCTGCCGCGCCTGCATCGGCGTAATAGGCGACATAGACGGTGTAGTTGGTGCCGTCGGTGAAGTAGGCAAGCTCCTGGCCGTTACCGGCCGTCGGAGTCGACCCGTTGACCGTACGCCAAGTTCGGGAGGTGCCATCGACAGCACCCCAGTCAACAAAAATGCAGACAACCGCCGAGTTGTCGAAATTGGTTGTAAACGACCAGGAGGCGTTAGTGCCCAACGCGGCTGAACCATTGACGTTCCCAACGCCAGCACTGCCACGCCACACCGACGCGTTGATGCCCATCGTGTGTGCGACGCCGCCGGCCCGGGCGACATTGATGGTCATCCCAGTCCGGTTCGCGGTTAACGTCGTATAGCCAGAATCGGCTACACCATCAGTATCTGCGCCGCCAGTGGATTGAGTGCCTTGAGTAAAGGCCTCAACTGAGCCACTTACCGCGAACGTCTCGCTAGTGTTTTGGTTTGCTTCCGCAACCAATCCCACAACAATGTCGCCGATGTTGCCGTTGAAGCTGGGCGACGTTACAGGGCTGGTGCTGCTGGTCCAAGCAGATTCGACATCGGTGACGAATGTGGGTGGCGTGGCCATGTCACCCCCAGGTCAAGTTCGCAGGCATACCGCTTACGGCATTACTGCGCAGGCTTGCCCTGGTTCTCAATTTTCACGTTGAAATAATCGACACGCACCTGATTAGAAGCCGACGAAGTGCCGAACTCGGCAAACACATGCCACGTCTTCTTGGCGGTCGTATCGATCGTCACCGAACGCGCAGCCGCAGTAACCGGAATGGCGGTTGCACCAATCGCAGTCAAAGATGAGCCGAGGTCTTGAATGCCGCTGCCGTAGATAACACCGGTAGCGCCGTCGGCGGTGACAACACCGAAATAGTTGATGTGCCATGCCCACGCTGCCGCGGTGGTGCCTGTTGCCGTTAATGCCGAGCCGGCAATCTCAACACCGGTTGACAGCAACCCTCCAGCGGAAGTAATTCCGTATGCGAAACCGAGCCGCATGGTGGGGGTGCCGGTGGTGGAGAATTCTCCTACCGCCTCAAGCTGAACCTTCGTGCCGATCTTCAATTCGCTGCCGTACGTATACATCAGCGGCGTCGGCGAAACGTCTCGGGCTGTGGTGAACGTGTTGACAGCAGCACCGCGGGCTAGCGCGAATGGGTCAAGGCTATTTGCCCAGCTGTTGTTCCCTATGAGTCAGCCCTCCTTGGGCTCAGTATCCGAATCCGCCGCCCCACAGGTTCCGCCCGCGATCGACACCCTGTGGTGTTTCTACAATCCCGGCCACTGCTTCAGTTGCTGTAATGGCAAACGACATCATCGCTTTAGTTGCGGCGGTCGCTAATGTGACTGTGGTTGCGCTGTAAGCACCAGCTGTGGCCTTGCCACCGGTGGCGACACCGATTCCGCCGCCATTGCCTGACAGCGTCCAGTTATCAACCTGCTCAGTAACACTGGTGAGGCTAGCGTTGGTCCATGCCGATGCCATGGCTGTTGAGTTGGTGTCCACGCCAGTCGCTACAGCAGCAAAAATGAGGCAGTCCGCGAGCGTTGTGGTTCCGCCTGGGATGCTCGCCGAAGTTGACGACACATTGTCGGCGCCAGTGTTGACCACATGAACTGGTGAACTGTTGAGGGCAATACCGCTAACCCCAATAATGCGTGCAATTAGGTGGTCTTGAAGTGATGCGGTGATAGATGGTGCCGCTTCGCTATCACTGGCACGTTTCCAAAACGCACTAAGATTCGTGGCCAAACCGGTCGCCTGCACAACCGCGCCAGATCCGATGCGGTTGTATCCACTGATCGTGTTCAACGGGTCAGTTGCGGATTCAACAAACAGGATCAAGCCGCTACCGGCCACCGTGCCTGCTGGTATGCCTGGCGTGCATGCGCCCGTGGTCGCGTTAGCCGCGGTCCCGACTGCATAAACTGTTGGAACCGCCACCGTTCAACCACCCTTTATTGCGGCTCAAGGCTCAGATCGGAAATGTTGCCGAAATTATCTGCGTGAATGTCGATCGTCTGGCTGCTTGACGGCGACACCGTGACTGGTGTTTGTGGTGTGCCCGAAATGCTGTAGTTGAAGTTAACCGACCGGGCGGCATCAAGATTGGTGATCACATACGACACTGTTGCCGAGCTATACGTGTTAACCAACAAATCAACAGTGGCAGACATTGGGTCTTCAATCGTCACCTGCCGAGCCAGCCCAGCTTTCTTGATCGCCACTTCAAGGTACATGGCGGAGGCGCCCATGTCCGGTGTCGCATCCGTAGAAAACCCGAGCCTTAGTGCGGCAGCGTTCAACCGGGTTTGTGTCCATGCCCCGTTCAAACCGCCGGACCATTGCGCCGCATACCAAAGCGGATAGGTTGATGAGGCTGCAGTTAAAGAGTCCGGGTCGAACGATGTGGATGCTGCAACAAACGTGGTTTCGGTCGTGCCGTCGTAGCCGCGGAACCCTAATGTGCCAGTGCCTGTTCCGGTGCCACCCCACAGCGAGGCCAATGCGCGAACCCCGGCAATGATTTCGTCCGAGGCTAGTGTGTAGGTGCCCATCGGGAATTCCATGTAATCCGATGCGGCAAGAGTTACCTGCACCACGCCATCGGATGAAGCTGAAATGGTGGGCGGTACTTCATCGAGCCGCTGCCCAGACGTGGAAGCAAAGGCAGCCAATGTGCCGTTCGCGGTGAACTCATTAAAGTTGCCCGACGTGCCAGACACTGAAGCGCCAGTTGTTTCAGGCACTAGCAGCTGATGCGTGTGCTGGCCAAGCGGGTAGGCGCCGGCGTAGCGGGTCAGCACGACATCGTCGTAATCAAATGTGCCGGTGCGGCTGTTGGGTGAGCCGAGGTAGCAGATAGCTGTTGTTGCTACCGAGACACCAGTTAAATCTGCCGGGGAGGTTTGGCTGCCCGTGCCCGTGCCGGTTTCTATCGTCCAGTCGGCGTGTCTGCTGGAGGAGTTGCCGTATGCCCGAATGTCAACCCACGCCCAAGTTCCAATGGGGGTGGTGCCGGTCTGCCACTGTGTGGTGCCGCCGTTCCAGTTCAGCCCAAACTTTTCAGTTGATGAGTCGTAGGTGAGGAAAACGTTGTTGCCTGTGCCGACAACCAGCACAAGCGCGTCGGCTGTGCCGGAGACGGGTTTTATGTTGCAGCCAAATGAGACTGTGCCCGCCGAAACGGTGGGCAAAACCACATACGCTATCGATGCCGAGGAAACGACGCGTAGCCCGTAGCCGCCGTTCCGCGCCGAACCGGACTGCACTAAATAGTTGGTTCCCCAAGTGCCGGAGGGGGCCGCGGAAACCGTACCTAAGGGACTGTTGGATGTGTTCGCCATGCCAGCATGGGTGCCGAACTCGAAGCCTGTATGGAACGACAGCGGAGCGTTGATTGATGCGTCAACGGAACGCAACAAAACCAAAGAACTACCGGTACTGACCGAGGCGACGGTAGAGGTCAAAGTGGCGGCGGTGGAGTGCGACGACCATCCTTCATACAGCTTGTAGGCGACCGCTATCTGCCGTCCAGCGGAACCGGAAGCGGGAGCAACGTCCACCCGTTCGGTAAACGAGTTAGTCCAGCTCGCCCAGGTGGATACGTCTGTGGTACCGATTTTGGCGGTGCCAAGGAACATCAACGCCACACCAGAGGCTCCGGCGTTCGACACTGTCGCGGAGGTTAATGCGGCACCGTTGGAGATCACACCGGATGTGGAGCCGGAGCCGTCAAACGGGTCATCCAATGCCACATTGTCGATTTCGAGTATGTACCAGACTGCGGTGCCGGAGGTGTTCAGGGTGAACGTCCACGACGTTTCACCGGCTGACACGTTCGACTTCACAAACACAGCGATGGTGGTTCCGGCGGAAGCGAACCCGGCGGGTGCGGTCACTGTGGTTGCGCTGTGCACCACCGAAACAACAACTGTTGTGCCTGCTGTAGTGCCACCCGCGTCTGGGTGTGCAACGACCACTGAGGTGCCGGATGCGGAGAACCCAGTGTTTTCCCACAGAAAATCGGATGCGGCAACAGGCATGACGAAACGCCCTCCGGGTGAACGAGGTGAATCGAAGACAGGAGGGCGTTTCTCGGCTCAGCCTAAGGGTTAAACCTGGCGTTCCTCAACCTCGGTGCGGTTGTTGAAGTTGTCGATGCAGTACTGCCGCACGCCCGCACTCGACGCGTCGGTAACCGTCGTCGAGGTTACGTTGTAGTAGCCCTCAACCGTCAGGTCGGTCACGCCACCCGGCCCCATCCGGTAGTAGTTGCAGTAGGTGCCGATCGGACCATTCCGAGTGCTGTACTTCACGCCGCCGGTTACGACATACTGCCCCGAGTCGTTCGGCGTGGCATCCACATCGGGGGCCGTAGTGTCAACCAAAGTGACGTTGGGGTACGAGTAGGACACGTCCTTCGGCGCCGCCACAGCAGGCGCAGCCACACCTACCAGGGCTGCGGAGGACAGAGCTAGCGATGCAAGGATTCTTTTCATACAGTCGCGCATACCCGATGGTTCGAGAGTCAACCCTCACCCTTGTCAGCAGGGTTCCTTCTGCGTGTCATACACGATGCCATCGGTGTAGTCATTGGGCGGATTGGAGGAGCCAGTTTCGCCGCAATGCCAAGGGCCGTAGTGGCCACGGTGCCCAATCCGGTACTTATCCACATCCACACCGTTGGAGAAGTAGCCAGTCGTATCCACATCCACCCGAACATCTTCGATGGGGATTCCGTAGGTGCTGGTGTGGCGATCCTCGCCTGGCGCCAGATAAAAGTAGACGTTCGAGGCAACCGAGGAATACACCCGAATCCACTCATCAGAGCCGGGGCTGTTATAAACACGCACATAGGTAGCTGCGGAGGCAGGCTGCGTAAACACAACAGCACCCACCACAGCAAGGATCAGCGCCGCTAGAGCGCCAGCAAATCTCTTCACAGATTTTTCCCCCGAATAGTTCTGGCTCATGCCACGCCGAAGCTACGAAACGCGTTCCACAACATTTGGTCAAACTGCGTTGATGTGGACAGCGCCTGCTGCGCCGCAAACGCCTCAATATTGTTCTCATCCAACAAAGGATGGCTAGCTTGTTGGGAGGATTGCCACAACTCCTGAATCCGCATCTGCACCAAACCGCGCAACGTAGCAGGAACACGAGTGCAGCCGGCACTGTAGGTGGCTACAACAGTGTCAGAGCCAGCAACCCAAACCCCAGGAGAAGTCCTAGAGCCGCGGCGCAAATACCAGCCACTGCCACGAAGAACAACAAAATCAGTGTTCTCAACCAACGTTGTGCCGTCCTCCACCACCGATGTGATGGTGACAAAACCACCATCGCGGGGCTTGAGTGGGGGCCGGCGTAACGCCAAATCGGTTCGTCCACCATCAAAATACTCAACAATCCCCGAAGTGCGGCAGACGGTACGGCCTAGGCGGCGTTCAACATCATCAGAAGCCACCAACACGAGCCAACGCAACTGTTCACGATCAGCAAGGGTTGTGATCGTCGCTGTGCCCCGCAGCGCGGTACGGGCCTCGTCAAACCCAACGAGCATGCGGCCGGGTTCTTCAACATTGAAAGTGTCTTCAAACTTTTCAGTAGCAGAACCCAACGTGCCACCCGTCGCACTACCGATCAGGTAATGTCTACCGACTTGGGTAGCAAGATAGTCAAAATCGTAAACACCAGTCGTCGAGTTAACAATCGTGGGTGTGGCCGTTGATCCATCCGGCAAGGTGATCGTGACAACCACAGAACCAGCGTTCGCCGGCACATCAAACTGATCCTTGACCGTGTGACGGTATTGGTAGGTTTCGCCCTGCTCGAGCGGAGCGCTCATCCAAAAACCTCCGACTCAAACAGGGCAAACCTACATTTATTTAGTTGTACTTACTTTTGACGCAGGAACGTAGCCGTTCCATCCGCCACTGTCGAACCAACCGCCGGCGGCGTCGGATCAGAAGCGCCAGTCGTCCCAGCAACAGTCACAATGTACTTCTTACCATCAGTCACCTGAATCTCCTGATTCAACGTGACCGCAGCCGAAATCGGACGCAACGTGCGACGCAACGACCGACCCAAAGAATCAACCGTTGATGTCGTCGCCCGCCCCAAATAATCAAGCGAGTTCACGGTAGGCGCCTGCAAATCCCGGCCCAAATAGTCCTCGCGAAGGCTAGTGGTAGCCATTCAAAACCACCTACTTCTTATCAGACTGGCTGGACTTTTCAGACTGGCTGGCCGACTTCTTCTCATCCTCAACAACCGGCGACGCGGGACGCACCACAACCGGCTTACCCTCAGCCTGCGCCTGCGCAACCTTGATTGAGTTTTCGGCGTTCGCCGCAGCTTCAGCATTCCCAGCGTCAGCGTCAGCCTTCAGCTGGGCGAGCTGTGCCTTCGCCTCATCAGTCTTCGGCTTCACCTCGCCAAGCTTGGAGTTGTCGATGGAACCGGTTACGGTGCCGTCTTCACTAATCTGCATGATGATTCCTTTCTTTTAGACCTTGGGGCTGGCTGCAGTTACGGTAGCCTGGCCTGCCCTTGCGGGCTTCCCCTGGACCAGCCCCCAGACACTCACCAATCAGGCGAGGTTGACGATCCGCTGCACGCCGTTGGTCTCAATAAGCATCGGCGTAAAGTACCCGGCATAGGCAACCTGAACGCCAAGCACAGACGGCTCAGTCACCTGCAAGGCGCCAACCCGCTGCTCATAAACCTCAATCGCAGCAGTCGACAACAGCGAACCATAATGGTTCGCAACCGTCGGATAGCCAGGCGAGCACACAACCGGAATACCCGAAATGTTGCCCAGAATCCCGGAACCGAACTGGCCGGCCTCAAACCCAGCAGACTGCGCATTCGTCGGATTCACCGGCGAGAACACGCCACCCCAGTTACCAAGCCTGGACGGAGGCACAACCAACACCAAACGGCCAACACCCTTAACCGCCGAATACACGTTCGCTGCGGCAGTCCACAGACCAGCCGCCAACTCAGCAGCAGTCGGCGTGCCACCAGAAGCGGTCGTCAACTCAACATTGTTCGCCTGAGTCTGAATCAGAGTGCCAAGCACAGCCTCAGTCTGAATCGCATACTGCGAAGCAAGATCCTGAACAACAACATCCAACATGTTCGGGCTGGAGAAATCGATGTTCTGGCGGGACACGTTCACATAGCCGCCATACGTGACAGCGTTACCAGTCAGCCGGGTAATCGTCATCTTCTGCGAAGACAGCTCAGACTTCTCATCCGCAGCCGCACCAGCAGAACCCTGAACACCAACAGTCGTGCGCTGCGTCACCTTCGGCCGATACCAAGTAGCCGACGGCAAATCCCGCGGGCCCAAGAAAGCTACAGCCGGACGGGCAGCATCAATAAAGTTGACAACATCACCAATAATCGGATCAGGCACCACGCCAAGGTTGTCCGAAGTCTTCTGATGCGCCGCGGCGCGCTGGAACACCTCAAGACGCTCCATAGCATCCCTGCTCCCAGTTGACGCGGCAATGTAGTCCACCAGATAAGCGCCAGTGGAGCGGTACTCAACCGGACCATTGTCAACCTGATTGCGGAGACGGTCGAACTCGCGATGCACATCAGCGGCACGCTGACGGGCCTGCGTGGTCCGCGACCGAGACTCATACAGATGATTCAGTTGCTCTTCACACGCGCCGATCCGGTCCCGAGCATTCCGGGTTATTTCCTTCTCGGTGTCAGTGAGGTCACGATCCTGGTCCTGAGCGCCAGCAATGGTGCCCTCAATAAGCGCCGAACGCTCTTCAATCTCACGCTCAAGACGCTCAATCATGGCGTCGCTGTGAGTGCCGTTAGGCATAGATAACTCCTAAGAGGTAGTGATTATTAGTTACAGCCCTCTCGGCTAACGAGCACAGCAACCCCGCCCCTTCTCCGGGGCGACCACATCTGGGGGGTTAGTGCTTAAAAATCAAACTTCAATGCTTGCGATCACGGAACTGATAAAACCAAGCGGTCAGCTCGTCCAACGCCGGCGTCACCAACGGCTGCAAAACAGGCTCCGTAGCACCAGCCGAACGCACCGACAAAACGCCAGCACCCTCATAAACCGGATTACTGGTAAACGCAAGGTGATCCATGAACGCACGCCGAATACGGCGCGTCTTAGACCTACGGTCCAACTCCTGATCCGAACCCCGCACCGCAAAACCAACCGACGCCGACAAGCAATCCTCATCCGCCAGGGCCAACGTTTCATCACCCAACGGCGTCTTCGCAATCCTGACAGCAGCTACGAGACCCTCTTGGCGAGAAGGGTAAAAGTTGGCTACCTTCCCGACAGTATGCAGCCGGTCATGTTCACGATTCGCCCGAACCCTGCCAGCGCGCTTCTCAATCCCATCAAACGCGCCACGCATAAACATTTCCTGCCACATCTCGCCGCGATACTCCACCGCAGCCGACTCCTCATACGGAACCGCAATCACATCAATCAAACGCTGATCCCAGTTCACGCCAGCAACACTTGAGGAACGCAACTCCACTGGTGCCTGTGGTGCTTCCTCGGCAGCTGGGGACGGGTTCTCGGCATCAGTCACGACGCCCCCCCAGTCAACGCATCCGCAGCCACCAAATCATCCTCAGAAGGTGCCGCGCCAGAGTCCACAAAGCGTTCCATCACCCGGATCTCCTCACGCGACAACACACCCATAGCAAACAGCTTCTCGTACGACTCGACACGATCCTTCAACGGCGGACGCACATACTCATCACGATTCAACTCAACAGACTGCCCACGAGGCAACGCCCAATTCGACAAAGCAGTCATCACATGCGTCGCAGTCGGCTTCACAAACCGGCGATCATGAAAATCAAACAAGGTAGCCGCATTGCTGTACGTCATCGGATCACCCGTAGCCAACCCCAACAGAAACGCCGGCACACCCAAAAGGTTCGCAATCCTAGATTCGGTGTACTGCGCAATCTCCAACAACGCCATCTTCTGCGGGTCCAGCTGCAACGGGTTCGCCTTAATCCCCGAAGACAGGACGGCAGGCTTCCACGCCTGCCCAAAATCCTGCATCCGGGACTTCCACCAACGTTCCTTCAACTCGTCGGCCTGATCAGGGTCCAACTGCTGATCGGTCTCCAGAACAAACCGCGGAATCCCGCCACCCTGCGCTATCTCAGACGCATACTTCGCCAACACCGCAGCCGCCACCGTGCGCGCACCAGCACACTCCAAAGGGCCGATCCCACGGGCCCCATCAGACGTCGACTTGTAGCGGATGTGCAGAATGTCCTCAGTCACATCCAACTTGCCGATGCTGTAAACCCGGCGGCCAGCATCCATCTCCACATTCATCAGCCACGGCGGCACCACCCGAAACCGGAACGGATACCCATCCGCGCCATCAGCCAGCCGATAGATGAACGCCTCACCCATCTGGTAATCCCAGAACAGCTGCCGCGCGAACTCCGGCCAACCACTGTAAATATCGGGGTCCGGGTTAATCATCCACGACCTAGGCGCCATCACCGCGCCACTACGGACCCGATAAACCGGCATCGCCGACAACACGCTCGAGTTCAAATCCAGGGCAGCCCACGCCGTATCCACCAACTGATCAAACTTCGGCCCAACCTGCGACCACTGCGGCGACGACCAAGACGCAGGCCACCCATCCCAAGGCGACGGCACAACAACCGCCCGCAAATTCAACGCCGCAACATCATCATCAACGATCTCGACGCCGTCAGGGTTGCCAGGACTATAGGTAGGTCCCACAGAATCAGGGGTGGATACGGTGCTGTTCGGGCGCGCCCCGTTACCGTTCCACCAATCTCTCCAGAACCCCACCGTCACACCACCTCAGAAAATCATCGGGGTTGCAACGAAACTAGACTCCAACAACCACAAACCAACCGCCGCACCCTCAATAGGCGTCAAATCAGAAGTGGCATTCCGCCACCCCAACGACCACAAACCCTCACCAACATCACGCTTCGCAGCACCCAACAACGCCCACTCAAACGCCTCAGCGCCGCTGTGCGTCACCTCGCCAGCAATCAAACGCTTCTGCAAATGAGCGTAAGCCTTACCCAAATCCGTCGTATTCAACA